CGGGGCCCTCTGACGTCAAGTGTGTATTCCGGTGAAACTCCGGACGCAGGAGAAATCCTGCATACAGTAGGGCAGTATAAGTGTATAACCTATACTTAGAACCCCGATCGTAGTTCCTCGAAACTAGTTACACCTCTGACGTTTGATCGATCCCCGAGAGGGGATCCTCTTCTGAGTCAACAATGGAGTAGAGGTATGCCCACACAAACGACTAAGTTTAAATATTCGACTACTATCCGGTACATCAATCTTGATGACCCGAAGTCTTTGCCAGTCACCACGTATCTCAGGATTCTTTCGCCTGAGAAAACGAATGTTCTGACGAAGGGCGGCCCTGTTCAGGGCTACCGGCTTCTTATCAAGCAAGGCAAATTAGCTGGCACGGCTCTTCAATGGAGCGGTGTCAACTATAAGTCTTCCTCGGTAAATGCCGGAGGTTTCCAGCCTCACAAGGCTGGTTACTTCCTGTCGGATACTTATCGTCTTGTGTCTGGGATGGGCCAAGGGCTTCCTGCCCTTAGCGATCCTGGAGCTGCCTCTGCTTCAGTTGCTGATACGGCCGCGCTTACAATCCTTTCCAAGAGATTGTCCTCCGAACTTACCACTTTTCAAGGTGGTATCTTCGTTGGACAAATCAAGGAATTGATCCATTCTGTTCGACATCCGCTACAAGCCCTTCGTTCAGGACTTTCGAAACACCTAGAGCTCGTTGCAAAACGAGCTAAAAGGATCCGAAAGCTTAAGAATATGAGGGACATGGTAGCTAATACATGGTTAGAGACTGCTTACAGTATCAGACCGACATTGTCCGACATCGATGATGGTGCCAAAGCTATAGCAGATTTCGTCATTGACCCCAATTCGCAAGAATTCAAAACTCTTACGGCTCGTGGTTATGATGAACATGCTACAGATGCGGTCATTACCGATTGGTCTATGTCTTCGTCTTCTTACTACGACGTGAGAGCTCGATGCTTTCGTCGTCGTAGTCATACTGTGAAGTACCTCGCATGTATTGGAGTAAGTCCTTCTGTCCGCTCTACAGCGTTTCAGAAGCTTGGCCTCAATATGGCCAATTTCATTCCCACTCTTTGGGATTTGATTCCTTACTCGTTCGTCGCTGATTACTTCACCAATATTGGTGATGTAATGAATGGACTTGCAAATCTCAGCTCAAATGTGCGCTGGGTAATGAAGTGGACTATCATTGAAGACCTTGAGGAAGCTAAAAGCTTTTACAACGGTCCTGTCAGTGATCCCTCTCATCCTCCTTTGCAATATTGTTCTGGCGGCTACTTCTCCGTTTCGTCGAAGACCATTAATCGAGGAGTGTACGGGGGATCTCTTGTTCCACCTTTTAGGTGGGAGATACCTGGTGCTTCCTCTTTAAAATGGGCTAACTTGGCTGCTTTAGCCACTCAGTTAAGTTCAACGAGACGGGTTATCCAAAAATCTGTCGTTAACAACAAACTTATTCTTCTTCGGAAGGGTACGTTCTAGTACGACATACAACTGGAATCGTTATATGACGTTTGTTTCAGACCTCTCCGTAACTGGAGGTGCTCAAACTGGCTTTACCTCGCCTGTCTGGGTGCTTGTGGCCGATACCCCGCCTAACGCGTACAGCAAGCAATATGCTGTCACGAGTTTCACGGGTACTGTCGGTACTGCACGCGCCCATTCGGCAAGTGATCCGTTCACGGTTACGATGGAACGCCCTGCGTCTTTCAAGACGCCTGGCACCGTCAACCCCGCGACCGGGCAACTCGGTAACGTTCAGCGCAATGTCTACACGTTTCGTGTTCGGAAGGGCGTTAAACCCCTCTCCGGACAGAGTGCGCAGACCATGCAGATAGAGATGAAAATCTCTATTCCTGCTGGAGCGGACTCAGCGGACGCGGACAACATACGCGCGGCTCTCAGTTTGATGATCGGTCAGCTTAACGAAGCTTCGGCCGGCATCGGCGATGCGTTAATCACGGGAGTCCTTTAACTCCTACCTCTCTCCTTATGGAGGCGATATGAAGTTTGAGGTACTTTCCCATGGTTTCGAAGTTCAAGTCTCAAGGAATTGCAACTCTTACTGTGTTGTGGCGCCTCGTTTTAAAATGTCGGACAACGTCTACCTTGACGTTGGCGGCATTAAACTTGCTCGCTGGAACACGGTTTGGTGTTGCTTTCCTGAAGTTGATTCTTCTAGCATGTGTAGTAAAGTTGCTATTTCTAGCAACCAGCTATACTTGGATGAATTGGTCAGATTTGCTGGCGTTATTGGGGCTTATCTAGCTCCGATTACGTTGCCCGATCTGAATTCTATTCATCCACGCTATTTCACTGAAGTTTTCAGTGGAATTATAAAGGCGGCGATACCGACTGCTACTGCCGTTGCAATTCTCAATTCTGAGGGTTGCTTTTCCGGCAGGCAGCATCCGGTGTTCACCTTCCCTTTATCTGAAGTCCCTCACCCGTTGTGCGCCGAAAGGCGTGCTAATTGGTTAACGGACTACAGTAACTGAGGTGCTAACGTTAGGAGATTGCTCATGAGCCATTTTTCTGAGCTGCTCTTCTTAGACTTGCTTGAAGACCTTGAAAGTTCGGTTCCAGGCTTCTGCTTGGAACCTTACCCAGGTATGTCCAGTAGTAGTTTTGCTGCTAGCTCACTCGCGCGGTCCTTCTTAAAGAAATTTGAGGATGACGCCACGGGTGCTGCTGACAGTGCTGCTATTACAGACTTCCTCGAGACCAACGGTCTCGTCGGAGATTGGACACTGAAGTTGGAGTCTTCACTAGACGAGTTACTGGTGGGCGAGTTTTGCCAACTCGTTCACCAGTTTCTTGAGCCGGGTAACCGGCGTCCCCTTGTCTTTTCCTTGGAATCGATACTTGATCGAGCAAGGATGGGACCGGGATCGTCTGTGGGTGCAGTTGGAGATGACTTCTATACGAAGCTCTTCTCTTCCCCGCTAACGACTACTTCAGAAGGTCTCTATAGTGTTTACACTAACTACGTAAGCCAATCTGGCACGTGGGCGGATGCTGAAAGCTTCCGCTCTGCGTGTTATGGAGAGGCTCGTATAGTCGCAAGTAATCGGCTTTCCTGTGTTCCGAAGAACGTCGACATTTCACGTACGATTTGCACCGAACCTTCGCTGAATATGTTTTATCAGCTGGGGCTAGGTGAGTTGCTTGTTGATCGGTTACAATCCTTTTTCGGGATCGACCTTTCAATTCAGCAATCTCGTAATCGTGATCTTGCTCGAGTCGGTTCCTTTGATTTAAAGGTAAACCGTAACCCACCAGAAGATGGTTTGGTTACGATAGACCTGTCGAAGGCGTCCGATTCTATCGGTCTTAAGATGCTCGAGAAGACTTTTCCTCGCGATTTTCTCGCGTGGTTGAGGCTTCTCAGGTGTCGAGAGACCGAAATGCCAGATGGCAGCAAGGTGCAACTGAACATGGTTTCTACGATGGGGAATGGTTTTACATTCCCGTTGCAGACCATGATCTTTTGCTGTGTTGTCGAGGCGGCCAACAAGGTATGTGAATACCCTGCTGAACGTGGGTCCTGGGGTGTTAATGGCGATGACATTATTTGCGGCAAATTTGTCGCCCGTAATGTTTGTCGTCTACTAACACTTCTCGGATTCACGGTCAACGCTTCGAAGTCCTTCTTTGAGGGACCGTTCCGCGAGTCGTGTGGGGCAGACTTCTTTCAAGGTTTGCCCGTCCGAGGCGTTTACGTTAAAACCCTCCGACAGCCACATAGCCGCTATGCCGTTATTAACCAGCTAAACCTATGGCAGGTGAGACAAGGAATAAACCTTCCTCGCGCTACCAAAAGGCTCGTTGACTCAGTTAAGTACCTTCCGGTACCACTCTGGGAGAACGATGATGCTGGTATTAGGGTACCATTCCGTTTAGTCAAAGACATGCGCGTGCATAAGGAGCTCCAAAGCGTTATTTACAAACGCTGGGTTCCTCGTCCACGTTACATGTGCATTGGCGACGACGGCGTGATATCTTATCCGCGATTTGCGAAACCTCGGGTTTACAACCCTTCAGGTCTCATGATCGCGTTCTTAAACGGCAGTATAGACCGTGGTAGAATAAGCTTGCGTCAAAAACAAGTGAAGTACCACGCTAAGGAAGGTGTAGCCCCTTCTTGGGACACACCATGTGACTCACTGGATTTGTCTACCAGTGACGCCATTGAACGCCTAGTTAGCGTTCTCGCAGTAGCAAAATAGTAC